AAACAAGCGGGGTGATTATTTTGCTATTGGTGTTGGTGGTGCAGTCACTGGTAAGGGCGCTGATGTCCTCATTATTGATGACCCGCACTCGGAGCAGGAGGCGGCACTGGGGGCTTACAACCCAGATGTCTACGACAAAGTGTACGAATGGTACACGTCAGGACCGCGACAGCGTCTGCAACCGGGCGGAGCAATCATTGTAGTGATGACAAGATGGTCTGTTAGGGATTTGACAGGCTCAATCATGAAATCCGCAACTCAAAGAGACGGCGCGGATGAGTGGGAGGTAATCGAACTTCCGGCAATTATGCCATCTGGTGACCCGTTGTGGCCTGAGTTCTGGCCGTTGGACCAATTAGAGGCACTAAAAGCTGAACTTCCCGTATCAAAGTGGTCTGCCCAGTATCAGCAAGACCCAACTTCGGAAGAAGGAGCGCTAATTAAGCGAGAATGGTGGCAAGAATGGGAAAGCGACAGTCCGCCACCGTGCGAAGCAATCATACAAAGCTGGGATACTGCGTTTTTGAAAACGCAACGAGCTGACTACTCTGCCTGTACAACATGGGGAGTGTTTCATTACCCCAATGAACAAGGCGAAACAGTGCCTAATCTCATACTTTTGGATGCATACAAGGAAAAGTTAGAGTTTCCAGAGCTAAAGCGAGCCGCATATGAAAAATATTGGGAATATGAGCCTGACCAGATGGTTGTGGAGAAAAAAGCCTCTGGTGCGCCTTTGATTTTTGAATTACGAGCTATGGGAATACCTGTCACGGAGTTTACACCATCGCGCGGACAGGATAAGATAGCTAGAGCGAATGCGGTCAGTGATTTATTTGCTTCCGGTGTCATATGGGCGCCGCCTACAAGATGGGCGGAGGAAGTTATTGAAGAATGTGCCGCATTTCCTGCGGGAGAACATGATGACTTGGTTGACTCTACCACCCAAGCTCTACTGAGGTTCCGACAGGGAGGGTGGATTAGAAGCTCAATGGATGAATGGGATGACGAACCAAGTTACAAAAGACCAGTGGAATATTACTAAAACCTTCGTGTTGCGATATGTTGTTCACGCTGAAGTGGATAGCTACAAGCAGAAGGGGTGGAAGGTGGTCAATGACCTCTCAGACTCCCACCATGGTAGATATTCTGTTATTATGCAAAAACCAGACGAATTACAGGATTGATTGATATGGCTGTCGAAAAACAAATGTCCCCTGCTGACTTGGATGTAGAAGATACAGAAGAAGTTCAAGTTGAGGTAGTAAACCCAGATGCAGTCGGCATTTCTGTTGATGGCGAATCTATGGTAATTGATTTTACTGGCGAAATGTCCGAGGACATCATTGGCCCAGAGCATGACGCCAATATTGCTGAATATATTGATGAGGCTGAACTTCAGTTTATTGCATCAGAGCTTGTGGATGATTTTGTTGCAGACAGACAGTCCCGCAAAGAGTGGGCGCGTAGTTATGTTAAAGGCCTAGACCTCCTTGGAATGAAAATTGAAGAGCGCACCCAGCCATGGGCAGGCGCCGCTGGCGTGTTTCACCCAGTATTGACTGAAGCAGTTGTAAGGTTTCAGGCACAGGCAATGGGGGAATTGTTCCCCGCTTCTGGACCAGTGCGTACCAAAATTCTTGGCAAGCGCGACCCAGAAAAAATGGAACAAGCGCAACGTGTTGAAAACGAAATGAATTATCTTCTCACTGAGGAGATGACTGAATATCGTGATGAGACAGAGCAGATGCTTTTCAGGCTTCCGCTTGCTGGCTCCGCATTTAAGAAAGTTTATTACGACCCAATCAATGAGCGCCCAGCCGCAATGTTTGTCCCAGCAGAGGATTTCGTTGTTTCCTATGGTGCCGCTGATTTGGCAACGGCTCCACGTTACACCCATGTAATGAAGAAGACGCCCAATGACATTATCGAACTTCAGGTTAATGGCTTTTATCTTGATGTTGACTTGCCTGACCCAGAACCAGATTACTCAGATATCCAAGAAAAGTACGATGAGATTGATGGCGAAACCGCCGTTCTGGAGGATGACGACAGACACACCATCCTTGAAATTCATGCTGACTTGAATTTACCCGAACCATTTGATGACCCAGATGGCATTGCTCGCCCATATGTGGTGACAATCGACAAGTCCAGTTTGACAATACTGTCTATTAGGAGGAACTGGTATGAAGACGATATTAAAAAGCGTAAAAGAGCGCACTTTGTTCACTACCGCTACTTGCCGGGACTTGGGTTCTATGGAACGGGTCTTATTCATCTTATTGGTGGTCTTGCTAAAAGTGCCACAAGTATTCTTCGCCAACTTATTGACGCGGGTACACTCTCTAATCTCCCCGCTGGTCTTAAAGCTCGCGGACTTCGTATTAAGGGTGACGATTCGCCTCTCATGCCGGGCGAGTTCCGCGATGTGGACGTGCCGGGTGGTGCAATTCGGGATTCGATTGCATTCCTTCCTTACAAGGAACCATCATCGGTACTATACCAATTGCTCGGCAATATCGTGGAAGAGGGGAGACGGATTGGCTCCGTTGCTGATGTACAAGTTGGAAACCTCAACCCACAAGCTCCGGTCGGAACTACGCTCGCGTTAATGGAGCGCTCAATGAAGGTTATGTCTGGTGTGCAAGCTAGACTACATGCCACATTGAAAAAAGAATTAAGAATACTAGGTAAGATTGTAAGGGACTACATGGGTCCATCATACGCCTATGAATTAGATGAGGATTTTAGCAGACAGGAGGATTTTGATGATAGGGTTGATATTATTCCAGTGTCCGACCCCAACGCGGCCACCATGGCGCAGAGGGTTGTGCAGTATCAAGCCGCTATGCAACTTGCTCAACAAGCTCCGAATCTCTACGACATGGGTAAGCTCCATCGCCAGATGCTCGAAGTGCTTGGCATCAAAGACGCGGAACAAATCGTAAAGCTCCCTGATGACATTAAGCCAGCTGACCCTGTGACAGAAAACATGGCGATGCTAAAGCAGGAGCCTGTAAAAGCGTTTAAGTATCAAGACCATGAAGCGCACATTCAGGTACACCTTGCCGCCGCGCAAGACCCTAAGTTGCAAGAAATCATTGGGCAGTCACCTTTCGCTGGCGCCATTCAAGCGGCTCTATCAGCACACGTTACCGAACACGTTGCATTCCAATACCGCAGAGAGATTGAGAAGAATCTTGGTGTCGGTATGCCGAATGAAGACAAGCCGTTGCCAGAAGATGTGGAAATTGAGCTTTCTAGGCTTGCGGCTCAAGCGGCAGAGAAACTGCTACGCAAAGACCAAGCAGAGGTTGCACAGCAACAAGCTATGAAGCAACAGCAAGACCCGCTTACGCAAATTCAACAGCGTGAGCTTGCTCTTAAAGAAGCTGAGTTTGAGCATAAAAAGCAAATTGATGTAGCAAAACTTCAGACTGATGCTCAGTCTAAGATGGCTAATCAGGAACTTCAGAAAGAACGTCTGGAGTCTGAGGAGCAACGTGAGGGCGCGCGACTTGGCGTCAAAATAGCAACCGAAACCGACAAGGCTCGCAGAGAAGACGTGAAGCAAGGAATTGAGCTTGGTCGGGAAATAGCAAGGGATTTAACGGAGACAAATGAGTGACCCAATCTTATCGGTAGTAAAAGACCGAATCAGAGTGTACTTAAACGACATAGCTGACCATATGGCCTCTGGAGGATGCGAAAAGCACGAGGACTATATTCGCCTTGTTGGCAAAGTAGAGGCTCTTGCTCTTATTGAGAGAGATATACTTGATTTAGAGCAAAGGCTTGAAGACGCTTAGGGTTCCGTAACGGAATTGTTTGCGTTATATTGTTTATGTGGAGACTTTCAAGGGCTGAACCCTTGCGAGGTACTGTGAACCTGAATCACTGCAAAAAGGAACAGAAATGTATTCTGCTGAAAAAACGGTTGACGATGATGTCGCCCGCAAAGTGCCAGACCCCTCTGGCTATAAACTCTTAATAAAACCACTTGAGGTTAAAGAAAAAACAGATTCCGGCATTTACATGCCAGATGCACTGAAGAGCGCGGAACAAACCGCATCAGTCATCGGGTTTGTAGTGAAGGCTGGGCCAGACGCATACAAGGACGCTGAAAAGTTTCCTAATGGCCCTTACTGTAAAGAAGGTGACTTCGTTATTTTTCGTTCCTATTCCGGTACACGGTTTAAGATTGAAAAGCAGGAGTTCCGTCTTATCAATGATGACACCGTTGAGGCTGTTGTCGATGACCCAAGGGGATACACAAGAGCATGAATAATACAGCTGAAAAGGAAGATTTCACTGACGTGGAATTGGAATCAAATAATGAGCTTGAAGTGGACATTGTTGATGACACTCCAGAGCAAGACAAGGGAAAACCTCGCCGCGCGGAAGAAGCGGAAGCGCAAATTCCAGAAGATGATGAGATTGCAAACTATAGCGACAATGTGCAGAAGCGCATTAAGCAGTTAAAGTTTGAGTATCATGAAGAGCGGCGCCGTAAGGAAGAGGCATCAAGACTGCAAGAAGAAGCAGTTGAGTATGCCCGTAAGGTGCAAGAGGAGAACCAGAAACTCCGAAAAACCCTACATGAGGGTGAAGGCGTTCTGGTGGAGCAAGCCAAAGACCGCGTAGCGGCGCAGTTGGACCGTGCAAAAGCCGACTACAAGGAAGCCTATGAGACAGGCGACCCAGATAAGTTGATTGAGGCACAGGAAAAACTTTCGGCGCTCCAAAACGAAAAATTTAGGGTTGAGTCATACAAGCCCAAGCCAGAGCCAAAAGCCGAAGCTCCGATTAAATTAGAGCCAAAGCCAAAAGTTCCAGAACCAGACGCCCGCACCAAAGAATGGGCGAGTAAAAATGAATGGTTTGGCAATGACTCTGCTATGACAGGATATGCCTTTGGGGTTCATGAAGCTCTTGTAAAAGAGGGTCTAAACCCACAATCACAGGCAGATGAGTATTATAGCCGCATTGATGCAGAAATGCGTCAACGGTTTCCAGACAAGTTTGGTGAACAGCAAATTGAGGATGCACCTGTTCGTCAAACTGGTTCCGTGGTTGCCCCCGCTCAACGGAGTGCAAAAAAACCACGCAGAGTGCAATTGACCTCAACACAAGTCGCCCTCGCCAAGCGTCTTGGCCTTTCGGCAGAACAATATGCGGCGCAACTCTTGAAGGAGGCATCTAATGTCTAACAGAACCCCACGCTCTAGTGAGTCTCGTGAAGTGAAGGCTCGTAAAAAAACTTGGCAAAGGCCGGGCATGCTACCTACCCCCGAACCACGCGATGGTGTTGAATATCGCTGGATTCGCACATCTACTTTGGGTAACGCAGACAACACCAATGTTTCGGCTAAATTTCGTGAGGGTTGGACGCCAGTTAAGGCAGAGGACCATCCTGAGTTACAAGTGTTGCCTGATATCGACTCTCGATTTCAAGGTAATGTTGAGGTTGGAGGATTGCTACTTTGCGAGAACTCAACCGAATATGTGGAATCTCGCCGTGATGCTCACGATGAGATGAACGCACAACAGATTGAGTCTGTAGATAACAACTATCTCAGACAATCTGACCCTCGTATGCCTGTTCTAAATCCAGAACGGTCTACGAAAACTTCGTTTGGTAAGTAACCCCTAAAGGGGCGCTTACCGTTTTAACAATGGCTTTTTAGAAGGAGAGATGATTATGTCTTCAGTAGCCGCTCCCTTCGGTCTGCGCCCGATTGGTCGTTTGGATAATGGTTCTCAGGAAGTTTTCCGCCAGTATCCTATTGCCTCTGCATACAACACAAATATTGCCACTGGCGATATTGTGCATCTTGTAGATGGTGGTACTGCGACAACAATTGAAAAGCAGGCCGCAGTAGGTACATCTGCGATTGACCTCGTAGGTATCTTTATCGGTTGTTCATACACCGACCCCAACACAAAGCAGAAAGTTTTCTCTCAGCTTTGGCCAGCAGGAACTGTTGCATCTGATGCAATGGCTTTTGTGATTGATGACCCAAGTGTCCTGTTTACAATTCAGGCAGACGGTGCGCCAACTAATACTGGTGACATCTACGGCAAGAATTGTACTCTGGTACAAACAGCTCCAAACACTGACCTAAAAATCAGTCGCGTAGCTTTGGACATCTCAGAACTTGCTACAACTGCAACAGACCCAATCAAGGTAATTGATTATCTGGGCGGTGACCAAGGTGACGAGAAGGGTACAGCTTTCCCAATTCTGGTTTGTAAGTTCAACTATCACCAGCTGACCACAGCCGCTGGCGTAGCGTAAGGAGTGTAAAAAATGGCAATTTCACGCGCACAACTCCTGAAGGAACTGCTTCCGGGTCTTAATGCATTGTTTGGCATGGAGTACGAAAAGTACGAAAACGAACATGCAGAAATCTATGAAACTGAAAACTCAGAGCGTAGCTTTGAGGAAGAGGTAAAACTGTCAGGCTTCGGTGCCGCTCCAGTTAAGCCTGAAGGTTCTGCGATTTCATACGACTCAGCGCAGGAGTCCTTCACTGCCCGTTACAACCACGAAACTGTGGCAATGGGCTTCTCAGTGACCGAAGAAGCAATGGAAGATAACCTTTATGACGCGCTCTCAGCCCGTTATACTAAGGCTCTTGCTCGCGCTATGGCTTACACAAAGCAAGTCAAAGCCGCTTCTCTTTTGAATAACGGTTTCACCACTTTCCAGTCTGGCGATGGTGTAACTTTGTTCAGCACGGCTCACCCAACTGTACAAGGTGGAAACAACGGAAACCGTCCTGCGGTTAACGCTGACCTTAACGAGACTTCATTGGAAGATGCAGTCATCAACATTGCGGCATTCGTAGACGAGCGCGGCCTGTTGATTGCGGCTCGCCCACAGAAGCTAATCGTTCCACCAGCACTGATGTTCGTTGCAACTCGTCTGCTTCAGACAGATTTGCGTGTCGGCACAGCCGATAACGACATCAATGCATTGCGCTCAAATGGTTCAATCGCACAGGGATATCGTGTCAATCACTACTTGACTGATAACGATGCATTCTTCCTGACCACGGATGTTCCAAACGGCATGAAGCACTTTGTCCGTACAGCGATGTCTACATCTATGGATGGCGACTTCGACACAGGCAATGTTCGCTACAAAGCTCGTGAGCGTTATAGCTTCGGTGTTTCAGACCCACTTGGCGTTTACGGCTCACCGGGCGCGTAAATCGTACTAGGGTACAAACTTTTAGCGAGGGCGGCTTCCGGGTCGCCCTTTCTTTTTGTATAATGTAATAGAACCTTGACAGCCGCATAGTGTGGCTGACATTTGCCACGACAAGGAGTTCCTCATGGCTAATACTACTTTTTCGGGTCCAATTATTTCTACTAATGGATTCCAATCTACTGGCATTGCATTTGCCGACCTTCCCGCCGCATCAACCACAACAGGCCGTATTATCTTCTGCTCTGACGCCCGTAAGGCGGCTGAAGGCGCTGGTAATGGTACTGGCAATCTTGTGTTTTCTGATGGCACTAATTACATCCGCGTAGACACTGGTGCAGTAGCCACAGTTTAATAGGGGGCTTCGATGTCAGGTTCTGATGTAAATTCAAGTTATGTAACCGCTACTGGTA